CGACGGCGTGATCCCGGCCCTGCTGAGTTGCTGAGTGGTGAGGGTTGCCATTGGATCTCCTGAATCAGATTTGGCCCTTGTAGGTGACCGTGAACACGACCCGGACTTTCGCGCCCTGCTGTGTTTGGACCGGGGAGTACCGGTGGTCCGAGACGAACGAATCCATCACCAGACCGCCGAGTTGCGGGTCCAGACGCAGCGCGTCCTCAGCGGCGGCGACGTACCCGTACGCCCGCAGCCTGGTAGCCGGAATGTCGCTGTCGCCGCTCCGGGACACGACCGCGCAGGTGATCTGGCCGTCTTCCTGCTTCACCCGCTGGAACGCCATCCGGGACTGCACCGCGGTCGCGCCTTCGTTGTACTCGTCCGGGGTGTCGCCGTTGAACCCGACGAACAGCCGGTCGTTCACCGGTTCACTGTCGACTTGGGGGCCGTCGACAACATCCGTCCCGGAGAGGGTTGTTGCCGTCAGCGCCTGCCACATCGTGGTGAGGTAAAGGATCACCGGGCCCGTAGAGGACGCCATTACGCGAACCCTGCCGGTACCTGATCGGTCTGCAGCAGCGCGATCGCCTGGTACGGGACGATGTAACCCGACCCCGTTGCCGCATAGCCGGGAGTGTCACCCTGGGTAGACGGCAGGTTCCCCAGTTGGGTCTGCCACAGGTGCTGCACGATGATCTTCGCCGCCAGCGACCAGTTCGCCTTCACCGTCGACTGACCCACGGTGTAGGTGATGTCCATCTCCCAGTAGGGGAACTGGGCGCCGTTCTTGTACGAGATGATCCCTGCAGGACCGTTGACCGTCAGATCAGACAAGGTGACGGGGTTCGTACCGGTCCGGACGTCGGTTATCGCCGTGATCGCCGTGACCTGCGTGTGCGGCAGCGGGATATCGCACCTCCAGCCACGCACCCTCGCCGTATGGGTGCGGGTCACGACCGGCCCGACGTACGACTCGACAATCTCGGTCGCCGCCTCGACGTACTCGCGCAGCTTGTCGTCCGAGGTGGTAGAGGTGATCTTCAGCTGCGACTTGGCGTCGATCAGCGAGATCAAGGCCGGCGAGATCGTAGGCCGGACCGTGAACACGTCCTCGTAGGCAGTGTTCGGACCCGTCGCCACGAAACGCCAGGCGTGCAGCCCAACCTGCGTCGGGATGAACGTCACCCGGTACTGCCCGGTCACCGAAGGCGGGTTCGCCACCGATGGGGAGGTTGGGGTGCCGTCCGGTTGGGTGATGGTGAGCGTCACCGTCGAAGCGTTCGTCAGTGCGCCGGCCGCGTCCTTGACGTCGACAGCGATCGGTACGGAGTCGGACAGGTCGTACGGCATGTCATCCTCCTGTCGACGTAGGTGCGGAAACCGAAGCTGAGCCCGCTGAAGGCGCGGAAGCGCTGCCCGGTGCACTGAATGGTGCGAGACCCTCGTTCGGGTGCGACGAAGGCACGATTCCGACACCGGCTGAGGATGTCCCCAGCTGGGTCGAGTTGTTGACCCCAGTGGCAGCGATGACCGCAGTGACGAGTAGCGCGGCTGTCCGCTGCAGGTTCGCCGAGCCGGCGGCTGTGAGAGTGACCGTCACGGGGACTGTTGCGCCCGACGACTTCCCGACAACCCCGGACGCGGTGACAGCGACCGTCACAGTCGATACTGCAGAGCCGTTGAAGGCAGGAGACCCGACATTTCCGGCTGCGGTGACCGTTGCCGTGATCGTGCGAGTAGAACCACCTGAAGCGAGACCTGCCGCCGCCACTGTCGACGTGACGGTGGATGCGGCGCCACCGCTGAGCCCGGCGCCAGCGGGTGACGCGGTAACCGTGGATGTGACAGTCAGGGACGACTGTCCCTGGTAACCAGCGACCCCAGCCGCAGAGACGGCGGCGGCGATCGCAAGAGCCGCATCCGTGCTCTTGCCGACTACGCCCGACGTAGTCAACGTGGCCACAGTCGGGACCGCGGCACTTCCTGTAGCGGCGATGTTGCCTGTAGCGGCTACCGCACCAGTCACAGCAAGAGATGAGCCGGAGGACGTACCGCCTCCGCTTGAGGCGGTGACGGCTGCTGTGACGGGGAGTGTCGCGCCGCTCGAGGTTGCGATGTTGCCGGCTGCGGTGACGGCTGCGGTGATCGGCAACACAGCCGCACCTGACACCCGGCCGGTCGCGGAGACCGCCGCAGTTACCGCCAGAGACGCCGCGTTGGAGCCTGACGTGAGACCAGCAGCAGCGATCGTCGCAGTGGCATTCAGAGACGAGCTCGCACCGGCGGAACCGGCAGCGGACAGCGCGGCGGTCGAAGCCAGGGACGCACCGGTGGACTTCCCCGCCGAGCCGGCTGCGGCAATCGTAGCGGTGGCGGACGGTGCGGAACTACCTGCCCAGACGACCGATCCGGTAGCGGAGGCGGTCGCGGTCAGTGCCGCCGTCGCTCCACCGCCAACGGCCCCGTCAGCCGCGATCGCGGCTGTTACGGCAAGTGCAGAGGTGCCGCTGAGTCCACTGGTTGCTGCAGCGAGGACCCCGAGGAACGCCTTTTCGAAGTCCGTCGTGACCGAGGTCGCGGTGACGTTTCCGGTAGACCCGGCCGCTATCGCGTCGCGGGTATCCAGCGTCATCTCCGGGGTGTCATGCCGCTCGGTGTAACTGGCGGGCGGGGTCCAGCTCACGGAGGTGGAGAAGTTCGTCCACATCCCCAAGGCGTCACCACCGGATGCGGCGGGAGACGCGGAGACGTTCAGCGTTGTGACACCAGTGGTCGACTCAGCAGTTCCGAACCCATCAAACGGGTCGCCAGTAGCGATACGCCCCGACCAGAGTCCGCAGACCGCAGCGCGCCACGTGCTGCCGGTCCAGCTGAAGGTGTAGCTACCCGTATCAGCGGCAGTGAGCCGCTTCCAGAACACGTCCAGCCGGCCGCGCGTCGCAACCGTGGTTTGCAGGCTGACCTTGTTCGTGAACCCTGTCGGGATACCGCCGCCGGTGATCGCAGCGGCCGACTCCATGTAGATGCCGACGACCGCGATATCGCCGATCGCCGCTCCTGCAGGGACTGGAACGATGACGCTGGTACCGCTCGATCCCGGCACATACTGGGCTGACGATCGGAAGGCCATCGATCCTCCCGCTCAGTCGAAGAGGGTCAGTCGTCGGCGACTTCGGCGGCGACACCGTAGACAGTGATCGTGCGCTCGAGGTCCGGCTCGGCACCGTCCCGTCGCCAGGTGAAGAACAGACGCGAACCGCCGTACTTGATGCCCGATTCGGTCAGCAAGTAGCGGGTTGTGTTGTTCAACGGGTTGGTGATCGCCCAACCACCAGTACCGAGGAACAATTTGCCTTCCGGGGCGGTCAGGGTCGCATTTACCCATGGATCGCCTTCAGCGCCGATTACGAACTCATCAGAAACGAGCTCGTACCCAGTGAATGACATGTCAGAGTTCCTTATTTGAATCAGGCGGCGATCGGGGTGAGGCTGATGCTGAGGGACGTCAGGGAGAACGTGTTGGCCGAAGCCCACGCCTGCGAAGCAGTGAGCGTCGCGGAGAACAGGAAGTTGCCCGCCGTGGTCGAATCCCAGCAGGAGATGTGGGACAGGGTCTCCGACGTGCCGCCGTTCGTCCACGAACCCGACATCGACGACATAGCCAGCGAACCGGCCGACGCCGTACCCCACGTGACCGTCTTCCGGGTCGTGTCACCAACCGCAGCGGCAGTTGTGCCAGCGGCTCCCGGATCGGCGGTGTGGAGTTTCACCGCGACCAGCGCCGCGGCGTAGCTCGTGTTCTTCAGCGTCCCCAGCCACAGGTTCGCCAGTGTTGTCGCTGCCAGACCTACGGTCATGATTCCTCCTGCTGCGTGAGGGACCGCACCTGGTCCTCGGTGAGTACAACGGTCTTGTCCACCGGGATCTGCTCGACCAGGTTGCCGTCAGCGTCCCTGACTTCACCCGTCGCCTTGATCCGCAGTTCGTAAAGCTGCGACATCAGTCAGCGGCCTTCCGGGTCTCAGCCTTCTTGGCCGGCACAGCCTTCTCGACCTTGTCCTCGACCACCGGTTCACCGATACCAGAGGAGCAGAGGTCGGCGCCGATCTGGTCAGAGACCTCGAGCACCTCACCGACGTCCGGCCAGTCCCGGCCGTTCAGCAGCCCGGTCGGGCGGACGATGATACGAACCTTCATGATCAGCTCCAGATAGCGATGTTGGCCGTGAATGAGGGCGTCGTCCCGCCCGGAAGCGGCCACGACACGCGAACGAAGGTCCCCCGCGACTGCGCCACCCGCCACACGGTGACCCCGGTCGTCGTGATGACAGGGATCGTCTCGTCGGCGTTCGCCGCCAGCCAGGTGGTGCCGTCGTTGGAGAACTGCACAACCGGAGCCCAAGTCGGGCTTGAGCCCGACACGACATCGACCCCGATGTGCACCGACACGGGCCCGCCGACGTTGCCGACCGGCTGAACCGTGGCCGTGGCCGTGTTTCCTGCAGCTGTGATGACAGTGGACGACCCGACCTGCGTCGTGATCTTCGGCATGATGCTCTCCAGCTCCTTGCATCCCGAAGGCCCCGCATTCGTAGGGGCCTTCGGGAGCCAGTCAGGTCGCGCTGTTGGCGAAGTACTTCACGGCGTTGGGGTCCACGGTGACCGCTCCGGTACGGACCAGGGTGCGGAATGCGACCTGGTCATTGCCGAAGGCGTACTCGTTGCTTCGCTCGAAGCGAAGTCCGCCCGCGATGCGGACCTTCAGCGCCGACATCTCGCCGAAGTAGATCGACTTCGCGTTCGCGGCCATCACCGGCAGCTGCGGCACGACGTAGGCGGGCTTGCCGAGGATGGTGTCCGGGTCACCAGCAGTGAGCGCCGGCTGCCAGATCGACGAGCCGTTCGGGGCGCCCTTCAGGTTCCGGATCGCCGCGAAGCTGGAGTCCGCCATGACCCACGCAGCGTTCGTCCGGTACTCCGGAAGCACCGAGTGGAACAGGTTCACCAGCAGGTCCGAACCCATACCGGCGGTGGCCTGCGCGCCGAGGCTGACCGTGGTGCCGACCGGGCCGGTAACACCGACAGTCGTGAAGCCGGCGATCAGAGCGGTGGTGCCGATGAAGCTCAGGGTGCGGGCGAGTTCACGGCCGGCCGCCATCGAGATGTAGCCCTCGAGGTCGAAGTTGGTGTCCGACACCAGCTCGGACGGCACGAGGGTCAGGTAGCCGTACTTGGAGACCGACAGGTTGACCGTAGTGAGCGTCGCGTCGTTCGCGGTGATCGCGCCGTTCGCCGAGATCGCGGCCGGGGTGGCAGCGTTCGCCGTACCGGTCGTGGCGTGCACCGTCGCCACCGGCAGCGGCAGCGTGTTGCCGTCAGTGGTGTTGAGGATGTCGACACCGGACTGCAGCAACTGCGAACCGGCCACGGCGTACTGCCACAGCTGGCCGTACACACCGTCAGCGGCGACACCGCCGGAGGCCGACATGGCGCGCGTCTCCTGGCCACGGGTCGCCATCGCGCGACGCTCCGCACCCGGAACCGCCGGGATGTCGAACACGTCACCGACACGGGCCTCACGAGCCCACTTGCCGAACGCGGCGTCCGCGTCGGACTGACGCTGCTCGTCGGGCTTCTTGCCGGTGACCTTGCGGAACGACTCCTCGAGCTCGCGCCCGCGGTCCTCGCCGTCCTTGATGGCGCTGGCCCGCTGCTGCAGCTGGCCCGCCTCCGCGATCCATCCGTCGAAGGCGGACTGCTCCTCGACGGTCAGATCGCGGTCCTCGGTGACGCCCTTCTGGGCCATCTCCTGAGCCTGGTTGATGAGCGCGGCGCGGCGCTCCATCAGAGTGTCAGCAATGCTGGACATGTGGGTCCCCTTTCACGGGACTCGGATGGGTCGTGCATGAGTCCCGGTGGGGGTTGCCCTGCCGGAGGTAGTGCTGGTGCTGCGCCACGGGTTCAGCGGGTGGTTCTACCTGCCCGCCCTGCGTGGTGGATCAGATGGTCGCGTTCGGGTCGAGCGCGAGAACAGCAGCGAGAGCCGCCTGAGACGACCGGCGCTGCTTCACAGGAGCGGCAGCGTCGGTGCGCTTGAAGAACTTGACCAGTTCGTCGCGCTCAGCCAGGCCGCGAACGTCAGCGACCTCGACGCTGAACTTGCGCGCCAGCGACTCGTACGCCGAACCGGGGCCAATGAGCGCCCCGCCGACACGCTGCTCGACGTGCGCCAGTGACCGGACGTCGACCGTCCGGCCGGAGCGCACGCCGACCGAGGTGTCCAGGTAGGCAGGGGTGTTCACCGGGGCCACATCGATCAGCCGGACGGACTGCAGGGTCCGCATCGGGTAGCCGGTGACGTCGTCAGTGGCCCAGTCGTCGTCGAAGGCGATGAATGCGAACGACGACTGGCGCACATCGCCGCGCTGCACGAGCTCGTGCACGTCGGCTCGACTGGCCGGCAGGTCGACCTGGTAGGTGAGGCCAACTTCGTCGAGCCCGAGGCGCAGCGTGCGAGCACCGGTCGTGCCGAGCAAGAGGTTGTCCTCGTGGTTGTAGCGGGCCAGGACATCGGGCCAGCCGTCACCGTGCGACTTGTTGAAGGCGCGGGAGTCGATCTGCTCGACGAAACCGCCGAGGTTCTGGCTCATCCGCCCGAACTTCGCGGCATACCCGCCGATGGTCATCTTGTCCCCGGTGCGGATCTCCACCGGGACCGACGTGAAGCGCCGCTCAGCGTCGCTCATGATGGTTCTCCTTCATCTTGGCTCCGAACACCCTTCGGGCGGTCGATCGGTGCGTGAACAGTGTTCGCGATGTCGTGCGGGATGTTGTGGAAGTCGCCGCCCTTGATAGGCGGCCGGTCCTCGAGCGCCCGGGCCTCGTTCACCGACAGCCGGCCGTCCAGGATCTGCGCGCCGATCACGTCAGTGCGGGTCTTCAGATCGGTCCGGAAAGTGGCGTCGACGTTCAATTTCACGAACTGACGGTCCGGAAGTAGCCGGTTGAACGCGTCCTCGAGGCGCACCATGTACGGACGCATGTCGTTCGCCCGGTTCAGCGACCTCGACTCGTCAGTGGAGTACGTCAACGACCCCACAGCCTCGCCGCCGATCTCGCGCGGGTCGATGCCGTAGATAGCCGCGATCTGGGAAGCGGTGAGCTTCAGGGTCTCGATGAACTGCGTATGGGACGGCGGGATCACCGAAATGTTCAGATCCCAGTCATTTCCGGTCACAAACGGCTTCCCGGACGTGAAAGCCGCAACCGCACGGTCACGAATCACCGCCGCAGCATCAGGCTGGATCGTCATTTGGTTGTTCTTCAGGGTCGCGGGGGGTAGGCCGCCACCACGTCGCACGTCGGCGTAGTCCTGCGCCGACAGGCCAGCCTTCACGATCGCCGCGTAATGCTCGATCGGCGACAGGCCCAGCGTGTACCCGGTCGGGACGATCCACGGAATGTGCACGATCTGGCTCGAACCCACCGGCTGACCAGCCACATACCACTGCTTCTCGTACTCGTTGAACGACCACCAGTCCCTGCGCAGCCACTTCACCACAGTCGGGAAGCCGAAGCCGTCAGTCTCGACAATCCACCCCACCGCATTGCCCGCCGTCGCCAAACCGTACCCGGCCTGACCGATCCACGGCCCGATCCCGGAACGCCCAGGCTCATTCTGGCTGCTGAACAACTGCGGCAGCGGAGTCTCTTTGCGGGACTCACCGTTCATCTGGAACGAGTCCAGCGGCAAAGTCGACAGGAAATCGACGATGAACCGGATCGACGAGTACACCGGAGCCAAATGTGTGGCTTTGTGCGTCGAAATGGTCCGATGGTCGTACTCGGAGCCGGTTTCGAACCAAGGGTCCGAGCGTCGCTCGGTCTTGCGGAAGAACAGACTCACCGGACCTCACCGCGCTTCGGCCGGGCAGCGAGCGCCGACCCCGCAAGGATGATCGCGCCGGCCACCGCGAGGCAGGTCCAGCCGATCCACCGGTAGGTCAGAGCTGCCAGCCCGGCCGCTATCAGCAGCAGCGCGAGAGCGTCGAGAAGGGTGGTGAGGATTGCGCGCATCAGCCCTCCTCAAAAGACAGACAGCAACGGGTCGTACGAGAAGCCGAGCAGATAGTCCGCGATGACAGCGCCCTCCAGCGGCGAAACGTCCGCGGTGGAGTTCCTGCGCCCCACCGCCCACCGGTCACTCACCGGCCGGCGCTGAGCACCACGCACCGCATCCTCGAGCTCGGGGTGAGACATGTGTGCGACCACTGTCGTCTGCACCTTGTCGAAGAACGCCGCGTTCGCATCCAGCACATCGGTGGTCGTCAACAGCCGCAGATTCACTCCGGCAGCCTTCAAAGGGTCGATCAGGTCCGCAGCAGGGCCACGGGAGTCGATTCCGACCAGACATTTCAGTTTTTCCTGCAGCCGCTTCGCCTCGTCGACGACCCAGTCAGTTCCGCGCCGCCGGTCCAGCAGCCCGACCAACTCGCGGCCCGGTAGCGGAGTGGCGCCGGAGATCGACGACCAAGCACGGTCGACCGACACTGCGATACCCAACGCGATCCCCTTGGTGGGCGGTGTGCCCTGGTCGGGGATTGCGCAGCGTGCCCACTTCTCGGCGCCGAAGATGTGCTCCAGATGGCCCGGATCGTCCCACCAGCCGAGCCGCTCACGAGCGAACTCCTCCGGGGGGAGTGCCAGCCGCTCGTTGCGGATCGTGTCCACCAGGATCCGGCGACCCATCTGCGGGTTCGCCATCTGCCAGTACGACTCGTCATCCAGCACACAGCCCTCAGACCCCACGATGTGGGTACAACTCGGAGTCGCGCAGCCTTCCCGCGGTGCGCACCACTCGACGTACACCATCGACCTCGAGCCCTTACGGCCACGGTCGCGGATGCCACGAAGCACTTCGGAGTCTGCGTAGCCGGCCGAAGAGCCGTACCAGACCTGCGGTTCGGTCTGCGCCGACAGCAGCGGCAGCAGGGACCCCATGTGCACCGGTTGGAGCGCGAACGCCTCGTCCAGCACCACACGCTTGCCCGACAGGCCCTTACCGCCGGACTTGGTGCGGGCCTTGAACTTGATCCGGCAACCGTTCAGAAGCTCGATCGCCTCGTCGCCGTTGCCCCGGTGGATGTGCTTGATCTCCCGGTCAAGGTCCGGTGAGGACTCGATCAGCTCCGACAGGTCCCGGAAAGCTTCCTGAGCGGTCGGGAACTCGTGCGCCGACCACACCAGCAGCGGAACCTCGGCTATGAAAGCCTCACCGAGCGCCGCGATCTTGAACAGGCCGGTCTTGATGTTCTGTCTCGCACCGATGACGGCGACCTCGAACGCAACTCTTCGGCCGGCACGGTCCAGGCCGAACATGGCGTCCAGCACCAGCCGCTGCTCCGGGTCCGCCGCGAAGCCCACCATGTCCGCCAGATCAGCAACTTCCGGCCCGAGACTGCCTATGAAGTCCGGGAAGGTGAAGAAGGCCGGCTCAACCAGCGTTGCGCTTGGCATCTCGGCGCTTCCTCAGCTCATCCAGCCCGCTGGCCCTCGGCGCTTCCTTCATCGCGTCCGCCATCACGGACCGGAGCTCTTTGCTGATCGGAGCCACACTCAGACCCATAGCCCGCGGGTCCGACATTCTGCGCGCCAACTCGATCGCCTGCTGACCCAGCGCGGTCTCCGCGACGCCCGCATCCTCGAGCTCACGCTTGGTCGCTGCGAGCAGGGGAGCGACCGCGTCAGGGTCTACGGGAGGCCGAATCGGCTCCACAGAGGCCTTCACGCCCGCCCTGGAGCCCTGTTTCCGGCATCCGGGGCGGCTGCAATAGGTCGCACGAGGTGACTTGGCCTCGAACGAGGTTCCGCAGGTTGCGCACTCGACTGTCCTCACGGGGCTCACCTCCCGCTCAGGAGCGTCACTGTGACGGTGTGTGACCAGGGAGAGATCGCCACATGGGTGCGTCTCTTTTC